GCGAAACAGTCTCACGTGAAAAATAGTTGTAAACTCAATAAAAATATGATTGTTACTGGCGTGAACGCATCTGGTAAAACGACACTGTTAAAAACAACCACCATTAATATTATATTTACGCAACAGTTTGGATGTGGATTCTATAAAGCATTCCAATTAAATCCTTATACACATGTACATTCCTATTTGAACATACCGGATACATCGGAGCGAGACAGTCTTTTCCAAGCCGAATCTCGCCGGTGTAAAGAAATCATCGATATTATTGGTACAAATAAGAAGGACAAACGAAACCGTCATTTTTGTATATTTGATGAACTGTATTCCGGGACCAATCCCGTGGAAGCCACGAAATCCGCATACGCGTTCCTGTTATACTTATCTACCTTTCAGAATGTGGACTTTATTCTTACAACGCACTATACTTCCATTTGCAAGAAAATGCGTTCCGAACCGCGCATTCGTAATTATAAGATGGACGTATTGAGAACCGTGGAAGATAAACTTGCATATACCTATAAAATAAAACCTGGAATTTGTAATATCCAAGGTGCCATTGAAATACTGAAAACGATGGAATATCCTACTGAAATTATAAATACCATCAAGAATTTCAAAGGATCGAATTTATAAAAATTGGGGGTGATAGACGCCCCTTCGGGGCGCCCGGAGGGCGCCCTTGTTAAATAATTATTTGTTTTTCAAATAAAATTATTTAACGCTTACCACTTTGCGTGGGACTTCTATTCAAATAAAATAATTATGGTGTTAATTAAATAATTTATAAATAGTTAGTAAAAATAGTTCAAAAAATAAGTCCAGAAACTTTTTAAAAATGGACATTTTAAAAATGTCCAAAAATGAAAAGTACCAACAAAGAATTTTCAAAAAAGTGAGTTGTGACTGAAATGCAGTAAAACCCGAAAAAATCATTTTCGTTTGGCTGCATAAATTTTTTATAAAAATTGTAAAATTTAGACTTTTTTGTTGACAAAAATTTAGACTTTTTAGAGTTTTTTAGAGTTTTTTGGGGTCCTAAAAATTTTCATTTTTTATGAAAGCAAATATGGTTTGATATGTTGAAAAATCCTGTTTTACGTTCCACCCGTATTTTTTCGTTATGCAGTCGTGTCAACAAAAATCAACGGATTTTCAACGCTTTTAAAAATGTCCTTTTTAAAGCATATGACTGCATGTTTTTTTAGACAACTTGACAATTTTGACTGCATAATTTTTCAAAAAAGTTGCCAAAAAAATAAATGTCCATTTGTTACCATACTGACTGCATGTTTTTTCTTATTGTCGATTCATTTTTCGCTGCATAATTTTCAAAACACCCATTTTTAAAAATGTCCATTTGTTACCATACGCTCTGCATAATAAATCCGTGATTTTCATAATTTGACTGCATAAATTGTTAAAAATGGCCGTTTTTAAAAATGTCCATTTGTGACCAGTCGAACTGCATAATAAAAACGGATTTTGTATCACTTTTACTGCATAAAATGTTGAAAAATGACTGTTTTCAAAAATGTCCATTTCTTACCAGACGCACTGCATAAAAAAATCGAATTTTTAACTAGTTTTCGCTGCATATTTTACAAATTTCGAGGAAATGTTGCTGAAAAAGTTGTAAAAAAAAGTTGTTTCTAAAAATGTCCATTTCTTACCACACCCTTACCATATAAAAATCGTAAAATATCAATATTTGACTACATCGCCGACCCGTTGCGAAAGAAAGTTGTAAAAAATATCGTTTCCAAAAATGTCCATTTGTTACCAGACCCTTACCATATAAAAATCGTAAAAATATCAATATTTGACTGCATCGCCGACCCGTTGCGAAAGAAAGTTGTAAAAAAATATCGTTTCCAAAAATGTCCATTTGTTACCACACCCTTACCATATAAAAATCGTAAAAATATCAATATTTGACTGCATCTCTGGACAGTTGCAAAGAAAAAAAGTGATTTCCAAAAATGTCCATTTGTTACCAAACACAATGCATGTTTTTTGTATATTGTATATTATATTATATTATAAAATACAGGTAATAGAGAATCTATAGAGAACCTACGGGCGAATTTCTACAAAAGGGACATCTAGTAATATGAGAGCGGTTGCATCCTACTATACATTCATTACACAACATGTGAGTACATCCGTAATATGTGGCAGTATATGTTTCTGTATGACAAAGCAAACATTCGTGCATTGGATTCCTGTCATCTTCTGGTGGAACCCCGAGTTCAGTAGCGAAATCATTACTATAGCTAAAATCGATTGGTTTTACATAAAATGCTAACCCGTTGTGATGGGTAGTTCGCGATATTTTGTCATAGAGACTGTTCATGGTGATAGGTGGCGAGTCCTCGAGATTTCCATGATAATCCGTATTTTCTACAGGATAATCCGCATCCACGATATAACATACCAACAAATGGAAGTCCCGGCGAATAAATTCACCTAACATGGTGATAAACGCATCCCTTGATATATTCCTATTGATATCGTATGTCTTCGTCAAACATTCGTATGCAAGTTTGAAGGAACATGAAATTGTTGAATTTCGATTCATTGTATTCTTTTTGGTCGGTTCCTTATCAGTCGTTCCTTATCAGTCCAATAGAACAATTTGGAATAAGTATTTGACAATCGAAACAAATCAATTTTTTGTAAATACAAACGAAAACAATAATATATATTGGATTACAGTTTAGAGAGTTTTTTGTTGACATAATATAACTATGAATCAACCAAAAACTCTAAAAAGTCAAACTGATTTTTATTGTGAACCATGTAACTATAATACCTGCAGAAAAGGAGATTTCCAAAAACACTGTTCCACTCGTAAACATACAAATCAGTGTAAAATCAACAACAATCAACGAGAAACGCAAAAAACCGACATAGAAAAACAGCATACCTATATTTGTCCCTCGTGTAAAAAAAGCTACAAAGATAGAAGTGGTTTATGGAGACACAATCAAGTATGTAATGGAATACACGAAGATGCAAAACCGACAGACCAGGTAGTTCCAATAACAACGAATGAACCCCCACATACCGAAAACCCATTTCCAGTATCGAATGAATTAATTATCGAGTTTATTAAACAAAATCATGAATTGAAGAATATTCTATTGGAAGAGCGCGAGGAATCAAGGAACCGGTTCAATGCGCAATCCGTGAAAATAGAGGAATTATCAAAACAAAATGTAGTTATCAATAACAACAACAATCATTTTAATCTCAATATATTTTTGAATGAGAAATGCAAGGATGCGATTAGTATGATTGATTTTATAAACTCTCTTCAAGTAGGGACGATGGACGTGGAATATACGGGAAGACATGGGTATGTGGAAGGTATCACAAAAATATTCATAGATGGACTCAAACAGTTAGATATATACAAACGCCCAATACATTGTACCGATTTGAAACGCGAGACATTGTATATCAAAGAAGACGAATCGTGGGAGAAAGACAATTATACAAAAGCGAAATTCAAAAAGGCGATTGGAGCAGTGGTCAAAAAAAATATGTTGCAAATCAAACAATGGCAAGAAGAAAATCCAAAATGCAATATATTGGATTCCCAAGAGTATGTATTGCATTTGAATATCATGCGACAGTCATTGGGAGGTGGAAATCAAGAGAAAACAGACCGGAACAATGAAAAAATCATTAAAAATGTGGCGAAACAAGTGATGATAGACCGTATTCATTTTTAGTGAATTTTCAAATAAAAAAGGAAAAGAAAAAATAAAAAATAAAAAAGAAAAAAAGAAAAGAAAAATAAAAGAAAAAAAGAAAAAAAGAAAAGAAAAGAGAAAAAAGAAAAAAGAAAAGAAAAAAACATAAAAACATAGAATAGAATAATAGAATCCTATGTTGTATCGAGTGTTATTTGGCGTATGTATGATTATACAGTATATTTATTGTGAAAGAATCCGTTCCGGTATTATCAGTACTGCGATATCTTCAAAACTTCCCACTCCATTATTACATGATATAGTAATATTTGAAAGCGTCGATATGTCGGAAAAAATAGCGCTTGATTTCACACCGGTTCCGTCGAAATCAAATGGAATGAAATTACTTTTGGGAAGAGATATACCAGGAATGATACGATTACGATATATTCCATTTTATATTGATATTGACGATAGGAAATCCATATTGGATTATTGGCAAGAGAATGATGATAGTGAAATTATGGTACCCTATGTAGAATCGCCTTTTCTAAGTAAGCTTATCTCCAGTGCATTTTTATTGGACGATTTTGCAAAAAATGAATATCGTTTCAATTTATATAAACGCAATTGCCGACATTTTCGCGGCGAAGTTCAAAAATTATACAAGAAATTATCTATATGAAGAACTATATGGTTTTTTCAGACGCAGGCTTAATTTTTTCAATATAATGGACTGCATTATGGCCACATAATGTTCTATTTTCTCTGCATTCCAATGCATTTCTATATTCCATCACTCCAGTCACCATATTGGGTCGGCCAAATTTCCGGCAGGTAGACCAGAGTATGACTTTATCGGGGTCGTCATCGTAGGGATAATAGTTCGGGTACTCCTTGAAAAATCGGCAATTTACACAAAAGAGTTTGATATCTTTTTGGTTGGTAGAAGCATGTCTTTGTGTATACAAAATACACAATTGTGTAAAAGAACGTTTGAAAGCAGAGAGGGAAACAAGATTCATTCTATTGATAATGTGGTATATGTCTATCACATTATCGATATTCGATAGATTCAATTTTATAATATATTTTACAAGTGGTTTCGGATTTTACGTTGAAAACTCGTCAACCATGTCACTCCAAAAAGTCACAAAAAAACTATTTTTTGTATATGATAATTTTCTCCGCGGTTTCTCGGTGGCTTGTGACATGAACATTCTTATTGAACATCGGTTGTATTTCTTTCAAAGAAAAATACCGCGAAGTAATGGCATTCATATCTCCAATCAAATCATATTCTTCTTTAATGCTTTTTGAGCCATAACCAGAAAGGATGTAACACAAGGTCCCTCCGTCTTCCAGCAATAAATCACATAATTTGATTGTTTTTTCCCAGTATTTTTCTAACCAGTATTTGTATGTGGGATAGTTCTCGGTACTTTGTTCTCCGCCACTATACAGTTCGAGTTTAAAATAAGGAGGGCTGAAGAAAACCAAATCAAATTTACCGCGGTATTTTTTGAGAAACGATTTATCATTCACCAATTTCTCGGAGGGAGAACATACGATGTTTGTTTTAATATCTGGATAATGTATTTTTGCGAAATCGGCGACCCCGTCACATACACCAGGTATAACATCCACGCCGAGGTATTGCGTAATGCCCGATTCGGCAAACCCGTAATAGTAAGACGCCCATCCAAGCGTCGGCGTAAAGACGCGAGTCCCTTTCAAAACCGACTTATTCAAAGAATATACGAGATAGGGATTCAGTATAGAGGCGCGGAAATAAAAAGAGGAGAACGAACTGCCGATACGACCTGCTTTCATATAATGAATCGCACTGGGAGTGAGTAGTTTATAGTCGATGATGGAATGGACGTATAGGTCTTCCAATACATTCAAATAGGTCGGATTGTTTTCGATACCGGATTTTGTATGTTTCAATATATCCCAAAAGAATAGATTGCGTATGATGTTTTTATAGAGAACATATTTATTATTATTCATTTCTCCGGAAAGCATAGCGGGTGAATTGATATGTATAGGCTCTATCACCCTAAGAGAGGTGTTGTAAAATCGTTCCAAATATTCATTGCGTTTTTGGATGTTCTCAAATAAGAGTTTGATATCATCTAAATCTATTTTTTTTCGCATAATATATTCGCGCAATAAAAATAGATTCTTACCGACTCTTACTTTTCCATGCTTCAAAAAATGCGAATAAGTAATTGATTTTTTTGTATGAAAAATAGCAATAAATTGTTCAAGAGAAATCATTATATACTCTATACATATGAAAATTAGAGTGTATAATCATAATAAGGAAATAAAAAGTGGAGATACTATATGTTTATGCAGATGACTTAGGGCGTTGAGTCCTCTTCTTGGTAACGCGTTGGAAGTCGCCGTCATCTTGCGACTCCTTGACAGGGGCATCGGTCTTTGGCGTATCCGCTCTTTGGGGACGCTCCTGCGTTCTGCGAACCGGCTTTCGGACCTGTCTTCTCTCAACAGGCGCTCTCGATTGGGTACGGTCATTATTCGCATTGTGGGTCTCGCACATAATAACACCGCCCTTGACACCACTTACATCCACTGCGTGGTATTCGTATTTCTCACTCTCAGACTTGACAAGACGAAATTCAACGTATTCACCTTGGACAAGATAGCGGTATTGCGAGTTCACAACAGATAGAGACGAAAAGTGGACAAAAATGTCCTTTCCTGAATGTTCACCATCACATACAGTAATAAAACCATAACCAGCTTTA